TCACCCCAGCAGCTTGGCCTCGACCTCGGCCATGGCGTTCTGGTGGTCGGGCGACGGGAACAGGTGGCCGTATCGCTCCATTGTCATCTGGATCGAGGAATGGCCCGCGAAGGTCATCACCTCCTTGATCGAGAAGCCCTGCTCGATCCAGAGCGACACGGCGGAGTGGCGCAGGTCGTGCCAGCGCATCGTCACCTCGACCTTTTCCTGCAGCTTGCGGAAGCGCGCCTGCGTATTGGTGTGCTGGAGGATCCCGCCGCGCGGGGCGGGGAACACCAGCCCGAGGTCGCTTTTCGGGCAGCGCAGCTTCCAGCGACGCAGCGCGTTCAGCACCATCGGCCCGGCCGGGATGTCGCGATAGCCCGCGCGCGATTTCGGCTCACCCATCTGGTTGTAGGCGTCGGCGCGCTGGCGGATGTGGATGAAGCCCTTGTCGAAATTCACGTCCTGCCAGCGCAGGCCCCGCAGTTCGGACGCGCGCAGACCGCCGAGGGCCGAGACGATCAGATGCGGCTTGAAGTCCTCGTCGGCCGCCTCGATCAGCGCGCGGATCGCCTCCTTCGAAGGGACTGGCGCCTTGTGGTCGATCCGGCTCGACTTGATGATGCGGACGCCGTGGGCGGCGTTGGTGAACAGCTGGCCGTTGTCGATGGCGTGGTCGAGGATCAGCTTCAGCACCGAGATGGCGCGGCGGGTCAGATGCTCGGACCGCCCATTGAGTAGCAGCCGGTCGCGGAACTCGTTGACATGGCGGCGCGTGAGGTGGGCGATCAGCTTGTCCCCGACCCCGACCTGCGCGTCCGTGATGTGCAGCCGCACATAGTCGCTGTAGCCGCGCAGCGTCGACCGCTCCATCCGCCGCCCGGTCTTGCACCGCACCTCGCAGTGGTCGAGCCAGCTTTGCGCGGCCTCGGCCACCGTGATGCTCTCGCTGTCGGCCAGATAGGTGTGGTTGGCGACCAGCGAGCGAACCTTCACGAGATAGACGTCGGCGTCCTTCCGGCGCGGGAACAGCTTCGAGCGGCGCTTGCCTGCCTGGTCGGTGAAGTCCACCTGCCAGCGCACCAGGCCCGAGGGCAGCGTTCTCTTCCGGATCGTGGCCATGCGCGTCCTCCAACGCTTCATCACGCTCAGGTTCGCGGGACAGGCAAGGCCCGAATTTCCGAGGCGGACGAATACCATTGACAGTATGTCAGAGGTCATCTATCCATAGCTCAGACGCACTGTCAAAGGTAATCGCCATGAACCAGGAATTCACCATCCAGCAGCTCGCGGATGCGGCTCAGCTGACCCGCTATCAGGTCGAGGCGTGGATCTCGCGCGGCCACTTCAAGCCGGAAAACCCGGTCGAGACCGGCAAGGCCCGGAAGTTCACGTACGAGGACGCCATCGTTCTCGGCGCGGTTGCCGAGTTCAGCCGCCTCGGGCTCTCGCCTGCGGTCGTCTCGATGCACACGGCGCAGCTGCGGTTCCGCGACGGGCGTGGGGCGCTGTTCGTGATCAGCACGGTCTTCCGGCAGATCAGCGCCACCGAGGCCAACCCCGACATCGAGGGCGAGATCGACATCACCTCGGGAAGCATCGTCCCCATGGCCGAGATCGCCACCATCGTTGCCGATCCGCAGGTTCGCGCCTTCGCGGTAGTGAACCTCAAGCAACTCGAACACCGGGTGCGGGCGTCCCTCGGCGTCGCCTAACCCCACCAGAAACTTCGGAGGACATCATGCAGGAGCATTTGCGGGCTGGACCCGCCACGGGAGAGGTTTGCCCGACGCTGGCCGACGATCTGCTGCGCGGCGCGGACGCCATCGCGATCTTCGTCTTCGGCGACGCGAAGGCGCGCCGGAAGGTTTACTACTATGCGGGCGAGGCCAAGGTGCGGATGCCCACCTTCAGGATGGGTAACGTGATCTGCGCGCGGAAATCGCGGCTTCTCGACTGGATCGAGCAGCAGGAGGCCGCGCGATGATGGATCCCCTGTACCGGTTCCTGCCCTGGGATCACGTCTCGCTTGGCCAGCGATTGCGGCAGGCCCGCGAGGCCACGATGGGCCTTCTGCTGGTTTCGCCGCCCGACACCGAGGTCAGCCGCATTGCGCGGGAGACCGTCGCCGCGATGGACCGCCTCCGCTCCGAAATGGATTGCCATCTGCAGGTGACGAGGCCCTTGCGGCGCGATCCGAGGCGCATGACGCGGCACATCTATGGCGGGCTGACGCACATCTCCGGCTGCCTCACCAACGAGGATGAACGGGAGAAGGACGATTTTGCAGGATGGGAGCTCGAGGAGTGACCATGGACGAGCCCATCCCCCTGACCATCGACACGTCTTGCGCCGACACTGTGGATGCGACGTCCAGCACCCCGGCTGCGCCAGAGGATCCGACCGAACTGCGCCTGCGGCTGCATCGCAACGGCTATCGCCCGATCCCGGTGCTGGGCGCGCATGTCGCCATGAAGGGCGCGGGCAAGCGGCCGATGATGAAGGGCTGGGAGACCGTCTGCGCCAGCGCAGACGAGGCCGAAATCGCGCGCTGGACGAAGGCGCAGCGCAACTGCACCAACACGGGCCTGCTCTGCGGCGAGTTGGTCGGCGTCGATATCGACGTGCTGGACCGCGACCATGCCCACCGGCTGACCTGCATCGCGGCCGAAATGCTCGGCATGTCGCCTGCCTCCCGGATCGGGCGCGCGCCGAAGATCCTGCTCGCCTTCCGCACCGATGCGCCGTTCGACAAGGTGCAGACCAGCGAGTTCCACATGCTCGACGGCACGGTGGCGAGGGTCGAGGTGCTGGCGACCGGGCAGCAGTTCGTGGCCTTCGGCATCCATCCCGACACGAAGGCACCCTATCATTGGCCGGAACGCTCGCCGCTCGACGTGCCGCTGCACGAGCTGCCGATCGTCAGCCGCGACCGCTGCGCGGCCTTCATCGCGGCGGCCGAGGAGTACCTGCGCAAGGTGGGCGGCCAGACCACCGCCGACCGGCGCGAGATCGACCGCGATGGACGCAAGGCCGCCGGGCTCAAGCAGAAGGAAGCCCCGTCGCGCGCGCTGATCGAGGAAGCGGTCGCCCACATCCGCAACGACGAGCTGCCCTACGACGACTGGATCAAGGTCGGGCTCGCGCTCTACGCGGCGCTCGGGCCCGATGGCCGCGGCCTGTGGGAGACCTGGTCGGCTGAGGCGTCGAAGAACGATCCCGCCTACAGCGCCGAGAAATGGGACAGCTTCTCGTCCGTGCGCAGCGTGACCGTGGGCACGCTGTTCTGGCTCGCACGGCAGAACGGCTGGCGCGCGGAACGGGTGGAGCGGGTGCGAACCTCGCGCGCTCGTATTCCAGACGGCCAGGATGCCGACGATGACGACGGAGACGGCCGCCCGGTGATCCGCATCTTTGCGGGCTTCCTGCACCGGGCCGTCGACATGGCCGAGGGCGCGCTGATGCAGGCGGGGCTCGGCTACTATCAGCGAGGCAGCATGGTGGTGCGCCCGGCGATGGTGCCGGTGGCGGTCTCGGATGGGCGCACTGTCGACGCGCCCCGGCTGGTGGACGTGAAGGCGCACCACATGGCCGAGGCCTTCACCCGCGCGGCGAATTGGAAGCGGTTCGACAAGCGCGAGGGCGAGTGGCTCAGCACCGACTGCCCGCACCGGATCGCGGAGACCTTCCTGGCGCGCGAGGGCCAGTGGCGACTGCCGGTGCTGACCGGGATCATCAACTGCCCGACCCTGCGGCCTGACGGCTCGATCCTCGATCTGCCCGGCTATGACGCGCAGACCGGGCTGCTGTTCGACCCGCAGGATGTCCGCTTCCCCGCCCTGCCGCGCGACCCAGACCAGGCGACGGCACAGCGCGCGCTCGGCTTCCTCAAGGATCTGATCTCGACCTTCCCGTTCGTCACCGACGCGGACCGCTCGGTCGCGCTCTCCGGGATCCTCACCGCGCTGATCCGCCGGTCTCTGCCGACCGCGCCGCTGCATGGCTTCAACGCGCCGACGGCGGGCACGGGCAAATCCATGCTGGTCGACCTGGCGAGCCAGATCGCAACCGCCCGCCCCGCGCCCGTCATCGCGCAAGGCAAGTCCGAGGAGGAAATGGAGAAGCGGCTGGGCGCCGCGCTGATCGCGGGCGACGTGCTGATCGCCATCGACAACTGCGAAGAACCGCTGGGTGGCGAGCTCCTGTGCCAGACCCTCACCCAGACCAGCTTGAAGGTCCGGATCCTCGGCAAGTCCGTCAACGCCGAAGTGCCGAGCAACGCCGCCGTCTTCGCCACCGGCAACAACCTGACCCTCGAGGGCGACATGACCCGCCGCGCCATCCGGGCGACGCTGGACGCGGGCGTCGAGCGGCCCGAGTTGCGCGCCTTCGAGCGCGATCCGCTCGCCATGGTGACGGCGCAGCGCGGCGACTACGTCACGGCCGGGCTGACGGTGCTGCGCGCCTACCACATGGCCGGTCGGCCCGACATGCGCGCGCCCCTCGGCTCCTTCACCGACTGGTCGCGCTGGGTGCGCGACGCGCTGATCTGGCTGGGCGAGGCCGATCCCTGCGACACGATGGAGGGCATGCGGGGCGCCGACCCGAAGCTGGAGGCCCTGACCACCGTGCTGGAGCAATGGCGCGAGGTGATCGGCATGGACAGGGTCAGCGTCCGCGAGATCATCGAGCGCGCCACGGAACAGCGCCCGCAGCTCTACGGCCGGTCGGAGTTCATCCACCCCGAGTTCCGCGAGGCCCTGCTGCGCGTGGCGGGCGAAGGCGGCGCAATCAACGGCGGGCGGCTCGGCAAGTGGATCGGCGGGCAGCAGAACCGCATCGTGAACGGGCTGCGCCTGGTCTCCGCAGGCGTGTCGGCAGGGCGCGCGCGCTGGCAGCTGGAGACCGCGGAGACCGGGGCCGCGCCGATCAACGACGGTTCTGAAGTTCTCCGGAGCCATGCCGATGCGTGACGCTCATTCCCGATCTGTCTGGTGGGTTTGGTGGGTTTGGTGGACTTGTCCCCGTCCAAATCTGTGTTTGTCGCCCGAAGTGTCAGCGACGTGGAACGCCACGACACGTGACGCCATGCATCACGCCACCACGCATGACATGACAGTTTACAGGGGCGGGCCGGATCACCCCACCAATCTCCACCACCCCCACCAGACAGATCGTCAACCGGCGGAATGGTACGGCACGCCGCGCGAAAACTTCAGAACCGTCGTGCGCGAACGGGAACGCCGGGTCGCAGTCCACCGGGCGGTTCCTCCTGCGCACATTCGTATGTGGGGACGCGCAGCGCATAAGCCCGCCAGCGTCAGGGGGCGGAAATGACTAAACTCGACAGCGCCGAGACCAAGACCGCCTTTGCCGCGCGGGTCGGACTCACCAAGGGGCGCATCTCGCAGCTGGTGGCCGAGGGGCTGCCGGTGCGCGCGGACGGGCGGATCGACGTGGCCGAGGGGCTGGCATGGATCGAGAACAACCTCGACCCCGCGCGGCGCAACAAGGGCGGTGCCGTCAGCCCGACCCGCGCGACGACGACGCTGGCCGAGGCCAAGCGGCTGCATGAGATCGTGAAGGTTCAGCGCGCCAAGCTCGCGTTCGAGCGCGAACAGGGCCAGCTGGTCGAGACCGCCGCCGCCACCAGGACCGTGTTCGCGCGCGCCCGTGCCGAACGCGATGCGCACATGGCATGGGTGCAGCGCACCGCGCCCCTGCTGGCCGCTGAGCTCGGCACCGACCCGCGCACCACCTTCGCCGCCCTCGACCGGATGATGCGCGAGCATCTCGAACACCTGGCCGATCTGCCTCTCGGGAGCTTCGGTGATGGTGCCTGAGATCGACCTCGCCTGGCGGCGCGGCATCCGCCCCGAACCGCCGATCCCGGTCTCGGACTGGGCCGACCGGCACCGCATCCTGCCGCCAACCTCGGCCGAGCCCGGCCGCTGGCGCACGGATCGCACGCCCTACCTGCGCGCGGTGATGGACGCGCTCTCGACCGCCAGCCCCTACGAGCGGGTCGTGCTGATGAAGGGCGCGCAGACCGGCGGCTCGGAGGCCGGGCTGAACTGGCTCGGCTACATCATCCAGAACGCGCCTGGCATCGCCATGCTGGTGATGCCCTCGCTCGATATGGTGCGCCGGAACACGACCGTCAGGATCGACCCGCTGATCGAGGCTACCCCGGCCCTGCGCGAGCTCGTCGCCGCGCCCCGCTCCCGCGACGCAGGCAACAGCCTGTTCCGCAAGTCTTTCCCCGGCGGCCAGCTGGTGATGACCGGCGCGAACAGCGCGGTGGGTCTCCGCTCCACGCCCGTCCGCTACCTGTTCCTCGACGAGGTTGACGGTTATCCCGGCGACGCCGATGGCGAGGGCGATCCGGTCGATCTCGCGATCCAGCGCACCGCCACCTTCCGCGGCCGACGCAAGATCTACATGGTCTCCACGCCCACGCTGAAAGGCCATTCCCGCATCGAGGCCGCCTTCGAGCACAGCGACCGGCGCTTCTATCACGTCCCCTGCCTGCATTGCGGCGACATGGCCCCGATCACCTGGGCGCGTATCCGCTGGCCCGAGAGGCGGCGCGACCAGGCGCATCTGGTCTGCGAGGCCTGCGGCGGCATCCATCACGAGCACGAGAAGCCCCGCCTGCTCGCCGCAGGCGAATGGCGCGCGACCGCCGAGGGCGACGGCCGCACCGCGGGCTTCCACCTCTCCGCGCTCTATTCGCATTGGGAAACATGGGCCGAGATCGCCGCCGAGCACGGCCGCGTGCGCAAGGATCCCGCCCGCCTGCAGGTCTGGGTCAACACCAAGCTGGGCGAGTCCTGGGAAGACCAGGCGGGCGACACCGTCCCGGCCGACCCGCTGATGGCCCGACGCGAGGACTGGGGCGAGGCGCTCCCCGCGTCTGTCGCCGTGCTGACCGCGGGCGTCGACGTGCAGGGCGACCGGATCGAGGTGCAGATCCTCGGCTGGGGCCGCGACGAGGAGGCGTGGGTGATCGACTATCGCGTGCTCTGGGGCGACCCGTCTGGGCCGCGCCTCTGGGCCGACCTCGACATGGTGCTGCAGGCGACGTTCCCGCATCCCGCAGGGTTCGATCTGCCGGTGCGCGCCGCCGCCATCGACACCGGTGGCCACCACACCAAGATGGCCTACGAGTTCTGCCGCACCCGCCTCGCCCGCCGCATCTGGGCGATCAAGGGCCGCGGCGGGCCCGGCATCCCCGTCTGGCCGCGCCGCCCCACCCGCAACAACAAGGGCAAGATCCCGCTGTTCATCGTCGGCGTCGACGCGGTGAAGGACGCCGTCTACGCCCGACTGCGGCTCACCGAGCCCGGCCCCGGCGCGATCCATTTCCTCCGCCGTCTCGACGCCGACTACTTCCGCCAGCTGACCGCCGAGCGCGTCGTCACCCGCTTCGAGAGGGGCCGCCCCATCCGCTCCTGGCAACCCAAGCGCGACGGCGAGCGCAACGAGGCCCTCGACACCTTCGTCTACGCCCACGCCGCCCTGCATGGGCTGATCAGCATGGGGCTCAGACTGAACGATGAGGTGGAGGGGGTGGCGGGACAGGCCACGGCGCCAGTGCGCGAGGCGAAGGGCGTGATCCGGTCGGCATGGATGAAATGACCGATTGAAACTTCGGACTCTTATGGTCACTGTGACCCGAATATGGGGAGGCGGCCATGAAGACCATGTCGGCCCGCGATGCCAAGCATCAATTCGGCCTGCTGATCGATACCGCGCGAGCGGAGCCGGTCGTGATCGAGAAACACGGTCGTCCGGTCGTGGTCGTCCTCGCTGTCGAAGAATTCGAACGCCTGAAATCGCTCATACCGACCGAGCAGACGGCGGCAAGACCTGTTCGCGAAGGAGATTGATCATGGCAGCAACCAAGAAGCCGAAAGCCGCCCCGGCGACACCTTGGCCTGCTGCGCCCGATGCCATCCATCAGGAGGGCACCTGGATCTGGCTGCCGCTCAAGGGGGAATGGCGCGACAGCACGGGAAAGCCGGAAGAACTGGTGCGGCAGAAATTCATCCGCCACCTCTGCGAGAACTACGGCTATGCCCTTGAGCAGATGCGGCAGGAAATGCGGATGACCTCGGGCAGTCGCAGCGCCCGCGCCGACATTGTGATTTGGGAAACTCCCGCGAAAGCAGCAGGAGGGGCAGGTGTCTCGCCGGTGCTGGTCATCGAATGCAAGGCCGAGAGCGTCGAGATCAACCTCCGCGACTACTATCAGGGCGAGAGCTACACCCGGTCGGCCGGCGCGGAATTCTTCATCGCCACAAACAACCGCTTCACCGCTGTCTTCAAGCTCGTACCCGGAGCGCCCGGCGACTTCGTGCAGATCAACGAGATCGCCAAGGCGTCCGACTGGGGCGACGCCAAGCGGATCGAGGAAATCCGCAGCAAGCTGCGGGTGTTCAACCGCAAGGAATTCCAAGACCTTCTGTTCAAGTGCCACTCGATCCTGCGTGACGTCCACAAGATGGACCCGGGCCGCGCCTTCGACACGATTTCCAAGATCCTGTTCGTGAAGATGTATGTCGAACGGTCTGGCCTGCATGGCACCTTCACCGTCGATTTCCTCGACCGGCGCGCATCGACCAGACTTCCGACCGATCCTCAGGTTCACGACGGGCTCTTTGAGCAGACGAAGGCCTACTACAAGGCCGACGACCTGTTCTCGGCCACCGACCGGCTGGAGATCTCCGAGGAGACCTTCCGCCGCATCGTGAAGGAGCTGGAGCGCTTTGACCTGTCGAAGACCGGCGACGACATCAAGGGCCTCGCGTTCGAGAAATTCCTCGGCAACACCTTCCGTGGCGAGCTCGGGCAGTTCTTCACCCCGCGCCCGGTCGTGGATTTCATGGTCAGCATGCTCGACCCGCAGGAGGGCGAGCTGATCGCCGATCCTGCCGCTGGCTCGGGCGGCTTCCTGATCCGCGCGTTCGAGCATGTGCGCGAGCGCATCTCGGCCGACGTGCAGAAGCAGAAGGACAAGGTTCAGGCAGATATCGAGGCGAAGGGCCTTCCCATTGAGGAAGAGGAAAAGCTGATCGACGACGCCTTCGCCAAGCTGAACGAGGAGCTTCTCCCGTCAGGCGACGACAACAAGCCGATCGACACCCGCGTCGGTCGCCTGGCGTGGCACTGCATCTTCGGCTGCGACGCCGAGCCTCGCGCGGCGCGCACCGCCAAGATGAACATGATCATGCATGGCGATGGCCATGGCGGGATCCATTACCACGACGGCCTCGTCGACATTAACGGCATCTTCCCCGGCCGCTTCGACATCGTCATCACCAACCCGCCCTTCGGCTCCAACGTCGGCAGCGACCAGAAGGTCGGCGGCAGCGAGGAAACTCGCGTCCCCAAGGAAACCTCGTACATCAACAGGTGCGAGAGCCGGTACGGCGAGCCATGGCGTCAGAGCCACGACGCCATGCAGAAGGCGATGGGCACGAACATCCTCGACCTCTTCGAGATCGGGAAGGGCAAAAAGAACCGCGCCACCGAGATCGTGTTCGTCGAACGCTGCCTGAATCTGCTGAAGCCGGGCGGGCGGATGGGCATCGTCCTGCCCGACGGCAACCTCAACAATCCGTCGCTGACATGGCTGCGCCGCTGGTGCGAGGGCAAGGCGCGCATCCTCGGCGTGGTCAGCCTGCCCGAGGAGACGTTCAGCTCGGCCAAGGCCACCGTGAAGGCGTCGCTGGTGTTCCTGCGACGGTTCACCGAGGCGGACGAGACAGCATGGGAGGCCGCGTGGACCAAGGCGCACGCCGACCACGACGCCACCTTCAACGCGCAGCGCGACACCCTCTGCGGTGATCTCGGCCGCAAGGTCGTCACCGCCGAGGAGGCCGAGGTGGAGGACATCCTCGCCGAACTGGCGAAGCTGGGTGTCGAACGCACCACCCCGGCATGGACGGCAGGGCCTGAGCCCGACTATCCGCGCGGCATCGGATCGACGCGGGTCGGCAAGCCGAAATGGAACGGCACGGCGAGCAAAGCCAAGGAAGCGACGAAGCTCAAGCGCGACTACATGGCGGCCTTCGATGCAGATGTGCAGAAGCGGTCTGACGCTTTCTGGCGCGAACTGACCGCCGGGTTGCGCGCCATCGACGCGGCACATGATGCCGCCCTCTGGGCAACGGTGCGCGAGGAGTTCGACTATCCCGTCTTCGTCGCCGCGCCGAAATCGGTTGGCATCACCTCGACCGGCGACACCGGGGACAGCGTGCCGAACGAGCTGCCAGCGCTGCTGGAGGCCTATCGCGCCTTCGAGACGTGGCTGGAGGCCGGGGCCAAGCCCGAGGACACGCCGGGTTTTCTCCTGCCCTCCGCTGCCTGATCCGTCAGTGGAGGGCTCTCGAGCCCTGGATCACCGCCGAAGACGTCGAGCACCAGCACTCGCACTTCCCGCCAACGCCGCTGCGCGAGCTGATGACCCAGCGGCGCGAGGCGGTGGTCGTCACCGACAGCTTCGGCGACTGGACGCCGATCACGGTGCACCTGACCGGCGAGATTTCAGCGCGCGACAGGACCGCGCCCTACAAGGGCAGCATGTTCGCGGCGTATCCGGGCGACATCGTGTTCTCCAAGATCGATGCGCGCAGCGGCGCCATCGGCATGTTGCCCGCCGAGATCGCGAAGGCGGTCGTCACGCCGGAATTCCCGGTGTTCACCGCCGACCCCGCGCGGCTGGACGGCGAGTTCGTCAAGCTGGTTCTGCGCACCGGCGGTTTCATCGAAGCCCTGCGACGCAAGGCCAGCGGCACCAGCGGCCGCAAGCGCATCACGCCCGAGGCGTTCCAGGACCTGCGGATCCCGCTGCCGCCACTCCCTGAGCAACAGGCCATCGTCGCCGCCTGGCGCGCGGCGCTCGACAAGGCGGCGTCGCTGGAACAGGGGGCCGCCGAGACCGAGGCCAAGGCCGCCGAGGCGTTCGAGACCGCGCTCGGCTTCGCACCACCCACCCCGCTTCCCGATCGACCGGTATTCGTGGCGAACTTCAAGGACATTGATCGCTGGAGCCATGAAGGAATCCTGCGCCGCCTGGTGGACGGAGGCACGAGGCACACATCACCATTTCCGATGGTGCAGCTAGGCGACGTCATTGGCGATCTGGAAAACGGCTGGAGCCCCAATTGCCTGAGCAGGCCTGCAGAGCCAGGCGAATGGGGCGTTCTCAAGCTCGGTGCTGTTTCATTCGGTACGTTCGATGAAAACGAGAACAAAGCGCTTCCAAAACACTTGAAGCCGCGACCACATCTGGAAGTGAAGGCCGGCCAGATCCTGATCAGCCGTGCAAATGTTACGCGACTCGTCGGCGCAACCACCATGATCAACGAGACCCGTGACAAGCTGATGCTCTGCGACAAGATATTCCGCGTTGTGCCTTTGGACCCCAAACCGGTCGATCCGATGTTCCTGACCGAGGTGCTTCGAATCTCTGATCTGCGAAGACAGATCGAAGCCAACGTTACAGGCACGTCCCCTACGATGAAAAACATCTCGAAGCCGGCCCTGCTGGGCCTGACTTTCCCGCTGCCACCCGTTCCTGAGCAGCAGAAGATGGTTCAAGCGCTGGGCAATGCGCGGACGACAGCGACCAGCTTGCGCACCGATGCCGCAAAAATCCGCGCGCAGGCCTGGGCCGATTTCGAGGCAGCCGTCTATGCCGCCGAGGATGCGGAGGACGCAGCAGACCTGATCGCCGCCGCCTCATGACCTACAGCGACTATGTGATCTACGTCGACGAGAGCGGCGACCACACCCTGACCGCCATCGACCGGGACTATCCCGTGTTCGTGCTGGATTTCTGCATCTTCAGGAAGGACAGCTACGCCAACGTCGTCGCTCCGCAGGTGCAGGCGTTCAAGTTCGCCCATTTCGGCCACGACATCGTCGTTCTGCACGAGCACGAGATCCGCAAGCAGAAGCCGCCCTTCGTGTTCCTGAAAAGCCGCGACAAGCGCGATGCCTTCATGGACGGGCTGAACCGCCTGATCGAGCAGGCGGATTTCACCATCGTGGCCGCCGCGATCCACAAGGAACGGCTGACCCAGCGATACGCCGCGCCCGGCAACCCCTACGAGATGGCGCTGACATTCTGCATGGAACGCGCCCATGCGTTCCTGCGGGATCGCGGTCAGCACATGCTGACCACGCACATCGTCGTGGAGCGCCGCGGCAAGCGCGAGGACGATGAACTGGAGCTCGCCTTCCGCCGCATCCGCGACGGCGCGAACTACGTGGGCGAGATGCCGGGCTTCGAGATCATCTTCGCCGACAAGAAGACCAACTCGGCTGGGCTGCAGCTCGCAGACCTTACGGCCCGCCCCATAGGGCGACACGTTCTCGACCCCGCCCAGCCGAACCGCGCCTGGGAGATCATCGAACCGAAGCTGCGGCGCAGCCCAGCCGGTGCGGTGAGAGGGTGGGGACTGAAGGTATTCCCCTGAAAAGCAAAAGGCCCCGGGAGACCCCAGAGCCAGTCGCCGACCGGGAACAACCCCCAGTCCAATGACGCATATATGGCATGTGCCGAGGGCCAGGTCAAGGATTCCGGGCGACGGCCATCCCGACACACGCCGCCCGATACCGGATTTTGCAAAACATTACCAATAGCTTAATCGATCCGCTGGCGCGAGACTCGCGCCCATGCGGACTATCCTCCATCGCCTTCTCGGCCTCGCGCGCGCTCGCGGCTTCGACGCTGCGGGTGGCGGGCGGCGTTGGGAGGGGGCGCGGACGGTCGACGGGCTGAACGCTGCGATCCTGGCGGGCGCGACCACGGCGGCGCGGCGGGCCGGGTGGTATGCGAGGAACAACCCGTGGGTCGCGGCGGCGGTGGACAGCCTGGTAGGCAATGTCGCGGGCGCCGGGATCAAGCCTCAGTCCAGCCACCCCGACCGCGCGGTGCGCGAGCGGCTGCAGGCGCTGTGGCTGCGCTGGACCGATCATGCCGCCCCGGACGGGCTGGCCGACTTCTACGGGCTGCAGGCCATGGCCGTGCGCGCGATGGTCGAGAGCGGCGAGAGCTTCGCCCGGCTGCGCGTCGCGAGCGACTCTGCTGGTATCCCCCTTCACCTCGAGCTTCTGGATCGCGAGCAGGTTCCCATGGACCTGCACCGCGAGATCGGCGGCGGGGCGCGGCTCCGCGCGGGCATCGAGTTCGATGCCGCCGGTCGCCGGGTCGCCTACCGGGTCTTGTCCTCCCGCCCGGGCGATCCTCTCGGGTCTCTCCGCATGGACCCGCTCCGCGTTCCCGCCGCCGATTGCCTGCACCTGTTCAAGCCGCTCGCGGCGGGCCAGTTGCGTGGCATCACCTGGCTCGCGCCGGTGCTGCTGCGGCTGCACGAGCTCGATCAGTTCGAGGACGCGGCGCTGGTGAAGGCCAAGGTCGCGGCGCTCTTCACCGGCTTCATCACCGATCCTGACGGCACGGCGGGCGGGCTCTCGGGTTCCAACACCGGCGGCGCCCTGACCGTGGGCATGGAGCCCGGCAGCCTGATCCCGCTGCCTCCTGGCGCCGACATCCGTTTCTCGAACCCCACCGAGCACGACGCCTACGCGCCCTTCGTCAAGAATCACCTGCGCGCCGTCGCGGCGGGGCTGGGGCTGCCCTACGAGCTGGTCTCTGGCGACCTGGAGGGCGTCACCTATTCCTCGATCCGCGCGGGGCTCATCGAGTTCCGCCGCCGGGTCGAGCAGTTGCAGCACAACGTGGTGGTACACCTGTTCTGCCGCCCGGTCTGGGAGCGGTTCGTTCGGCTTGCTGTGCTGACCGGCGAGCTGCCCGCGCGAGACTTCGACCGGAGGCCCGAGGCGTATCTCGGCTGCGAATGGCTGCCGCCGAAGTTCGACTACGTCGATCCGATGAAGGACGTCCAGGCCGAGATCATGGCGATCGGCGCGGGGCTCAAGAGCCGGTCCCAGGCGATCTCCGAGCGCGGCTACGACGCCGAACAGGTGGATGCCGAAATCGCCGCCGACCGTGAGCGCGCGAAGGGGCTGGGGCTCGCCTTCGGCCAGGCGGCCGCGCCGCAGCAGAAGGAAGCGGCCGATGGCTGACACAGCGACAAACCCGGCATCGACGTGCTCAAACGTCGGGAAGGACGACGTTTGCCTGCTCACCCGCCGCGCAACGCTGGCGCCCACCACGGCCGATCCGGACGCACGCACTGTCGAGGTGATCTGGTCCACCGGCGCGCCCGTGCGCCGCCGTGACATGGCCGGGCAATACATCGAGCGGCTGAGCCTCGCACCCGAGGCGGTGGACCTCTCGCGCCTCGAAGGCGCCAGCGTGCTGGACGCGCATCGCCAGGCCGCGGTGCGGGATGTGCTGGGTTCCGTCCGCAGCGCCGCCGTGGACGGCAAGCGCGGCACCGCGCTCATCCAGTTCTCGTCCCGGCCCGAGGTGGAGCCTGTCTGGCAGGACGTGCTGGCGGGCATCCTGCGCCACGTCTCGGTCGGCTACTCCGTCGAGGATTGGGCCGAGACCACCGAGAACGGCGCGCGCGTGCTGACCGCCGTCCGCTGGACACCCCACGAGATTTCCCTGGTGCCGACGCCCGCCGATCCCGGCGCCCACATTCGCATGGAGGCAGAGATGACCGACACGACCACCCGAGAGGCCGCCGGCACGGCGCCGACCACCGAGAGCCGCGCCGAGGCCAACGCCGAGATCCGCTCCATCGCCCGCATCGCTGGGCTGGACCAGTCCTGGATCGACAGCCAGATTGACGGAGGCGCGGACCCCGACACCGCCCGTCGCGCGGCCTTCGAGGCGCTGGCCAAGCGCAGCGCGCCCGCGATCCGCACCGAGCAGGTCCGCGTCGAGATGGGCGACAGCCAGGACGAGCCTGCCCTCCGCGCAAGGCAGATGGGCGAGGCCCTTTATGCGCGGATTAATCCGCGTCACGAGCTCAGCGAACCGGCCCGCCGCTATGCCTACGCCACGCCGGTGGAGATGGCGAAGGAGCTGCTGACGCTGCGGGGCGAGTCCACGCTGGCGCTGTCGCCCGCGAGCCTCGTGACCCGCGCGCTGCACACCACCTCGGACTTCCCGATCATCCTCGGGGACACCGTGGGCCGCGTGCTGCGCGACGCCTATCAGGCCGCGCCCTCGGGCATCCGTCGTCTCGGCCGCCAGACCACGGCGCGGGACTTTCGCGCGGTGAACAAGATCATGCTGGGCGAGGCCCCGCTGCTGGAGAAGCTGAACGAGCACGGCGAGATCAAGGCCGGGACGATGGCCGAGGCGCGCGAGGCCTACAAGGTCGAGACCTGGGCGCGGAAGATCGGCATCACGCGGCAGGTTCTGGTCAACGACGACCTCGGAGCCTTCTCGGACCTCGCCCGCCGCATGGGCCAGGCCGCGGCCGAGACCGAGGCGCGGATCCTCGTCACCCTGCTCGAGGCGGGCAGCGGCAACGGCCCGACGCTCTCGGACGGCAAGACGCTGTTCCACGCCGACCACGGCAACAAGGCGGGCACTGGCGCGGTGATCTCCGATGCCACGCTGTCCGCGGCTCGGCTGGCGCTGCGCACCCAGAAGGGCATCGAGGATCGCACCATCCGCGTGACGCCCCGCAACCTGCTGGTCCCGCCCGCGCTGGAGACCATGGCCGAGAAGTGGCTGGCCAGCATCGCGCCCGCCACCGCCGCAGACGTGAACCCGTTCTCCGGGTCGCTCTCGCTGGTGGTCGAGCCGCGCCTGTCCAGCGCCACGCGCTGGTATGTGACCGCCGAGCCCGGCGAGATCGACGGGCTGGAGTTCGCCTATCTCTCGGGAGCCGAAGGTCCGCAGGTCGAGAGCCGCTCGGGCTGGGACGTGGACGGCGTGGAGATCCGGGTGATCCTGGACTTCGGGGCAGGCTTCATCGACCATCGGGGCTGGTTCATGAACGCAGGCGCGTGACGTGGCCGACCTCGCCCAGCTCACCGCCTGGCGCGATGCCCTGATGGCTGCGCGCTATCAGGGCGTGCGCACCGTCGAATACGACGGCAAGCGCATCACCTACGCGAGCGACGGCGAGTTGGCCGCCGCGCTCGCGGACCTCAACCGGCAGATCGCAGGGGCGACCGAGCGCATCTCGGTCGTCCGCATCGCGTCGTCCAAGGGACTTTGA